GGGGGGATTGATCTCGGACTTGCAAGAGCAATCCCAAATATCCGCACAATCGCTTTTAGTGAGATCGAAGCCTTTGCCTGTGCGAACTTGGTTAGCAAAATGGAAGCGGGACTCTTGGACTGCGCTCCTATCTGGACGGATCTTAAAACCTTCCCTTGGGATCAGTTTTGTGGAAAGGTGGACATCATCTCTGGAGGCTTCCCTTGCCAGCCATTCAGTTGTGCAGGAAAGCGAAACGGAGATGAAGACCCACGACATCTCTTCCCATACATTCTGGACGGCATTAGAAGGTGCAGGCCTTCCATTGTTTTCCTTGAAAATGTTGAAGGAATCATCTCCTCAAAACTCAATGGAGAAGGATGGAATGATCCAGCAGGAACGCCAGTTCTGCTCCATGTCCTCCGAGAGTTGGAAAGAGTGGGTTATAAAACAACGGCAGGAGTATTCAGCGCGAGTGAATGCCGCGCACCTCACCAGAGAAAGAGGGTCTTCATCATGGCCCACAATCTCAGTGAACGAGGCAAAGAACTCACAAGGAAAATCCCAGTTAAATCGCAATACCCCCCCCCTCGGAACTGCGGTATTATTGGCCGACTATACAAGCAACGGAAGCCAGACAAGGATTCCAAGACAGGAGCAGGGGCATGAAGGGGCAACAGGAATCGCTGACAACGGTAGTGGTCAAATCTGGCCTAGCCGACCAGGGCAACCTCAATTCAGTTGGGAGCCACCAAGAGTCGTGGGCAACGCCGCAAACAAGGGATGCCAAGGGAGCAGAGGGCAGGATGATTCGGGAGGGCAACTTCTCGGATCTACCGAGCCAGACAGAAGTGGAGAACACGGGGACATGGAACAGGAACAACGGAAAGCTGAACCCTCGGTGGGTGGAGACGCTAATGGGACTCCCCGTGGGATGGGTAATGCCGAGTTGTCAGTCTCCTGTGACAATCGAACCGACGAACTCCGACTCCTCGGAAACGGAGTTGTTCCAGCAACCGCTGAACTCGCCTTCAGAACTCTTCTAAAACAATTAACCAACACACAACAATGCAATCAGTAAAACTAGACCGACACAAAGAACATCAGAAATATCACTTGTCCGATGGAACGCAAGTGCCTGGAGGATCTACGATCAGCAAGATCGGAGACGATGCAGGGGCACTCATCCATTGGGCTTGGAAATTGGGATGCGAAGGCAAGAACTACCGCGATGTATCGAAGGAGGCTTGCGATATTGGAACGCTGGCTCACTTCTACATTGAATGCTTCCTTAACAACCAAGTTGCCGACTTGTCCGACTACACGCAGGAGGAGCGGGATAAGGCTCTTGTGTGCTATCATAAGTTCCTTGAGTGGTGGGAGACTCAGGATCTTGAAGTGGTGGCAACAGAGATCCAGCTAGTCAACGAGGCATTCCGCTACGGAGGCACGATTGATCTTATAGCCAAACGCAAGAATGGGGATCACGTTCTCCTCGACTTCAAGACCAGTAAGAAAATCTCGGAGAGCTACTGGAGGCAATGCGCGGGTTATGCCCAGCTTTGGAATGAGCATGACAGCGGTTCTTGTTATGATTGGATTACATCCCACGCCATCGTCAGGATTGGAAAGGAAGATGAGAATGACTTTGAGGTGGTATGGAGAGACGATCTATCAAAGGAATGGTTTGTCTTCCAGAGGCAAGTTGATCTCTACTGGGCATTGAAGGCCGCTAAACCAGAACCCAAAACACGGGGGAGGAAGAAGAAGGAATGACACCCCACAGCTTAGACGCAGAGAAGGGACTTTTATCGTCCCTTCTCCAGAACCCGTCTGTCTTAGATCAGGCGGCAGACGAAATCAAACCAACCCTCTTCTTCCTTCCTAATCACCGGATAGTCTTTGAAGCTATCGTCTCTCTCTGGAAGGAGGGATCGGCTATCGACCTCATCACAGTTGGGGAGAAAACAAGTCAGGTTGACGCTTCTTCCCTCGCAGAGATATATTGCTTTGTTCCAACTTCCCATAACTGGAAAGAATACCTCACCACTCTGAAACGGAAACGCACAGCTAGAGTCAGCATCACGGAGGCTCAGAAAATCATTGAGACTGCCTCTAACCCAGAGACAGAAGACACGCTCTCTGATAGCGTCCAGAAGGCTCTAGTGGCAGTGGCGGCTGAAGCGGAGAGCGGTGCAAAGATTGTGAGCATCAAGGATGCGGCGATGGCTCGCGTGGATGAGTACGAGGAGATGGTCAAGAATAAAGGCAAGCTCATGGGTCTCACCTATGGACTTAAAACTTTGGATGACCACACGGGAGGCATGCGTCCAGGGCAACTCATCGTGATCGGAGCCCCTACCAAGGGAGGAAAGACGGCCCTAGCCCTCAATATAGCTCGACGCACAGCAGATGCAGGGAATCCTATTGCCATATTCTCGCTGGAGATGAGTGCAGGAGAGATTGTGGACAGGCTAGTTGCCGACATCAGCGGCGTGGATATAAGCCAGCTATCCAAGGATCCAACAAAGGATTTGTTAAGCAAAATTACTTTTGGCATCCAGCAGATAGCAAAACTCCCCATCTACATCCGAGACGAAAGCTCCATCAACCCTCTTCAGATCATGGCGGCTACCCGTAGAATGGTGGCGGCGCATGGAGTGAAGCTCGTGATATTTGACTACATTCAGCTTTGCACTCCCTCCAACAACAAAGAGAACAGGGAGCGTCAAGTCGCAGAAGTGAGTCGATGCCTCAAGCTCATAGCGAAAGAATTGGGCATTGTGGTTCTTTCTTTGACGCAGTTGAACAAGAACGGAACCTCCCGCGAGTCGGATGCCATCATGCATGACTTAGATATGTTCTACATCATCCGCAACTCTGAAGAGGACGGCATATTTCTGGACTTGCGGTTAGCCCGTAATTGTTCTAGAACAAGTTTCCCGCTGAACTTTGATCCGCAATACCTGCGGTTCACAGAACGGGAATTCAAAAAATGAGTAACTACGACAATACAAACACGGGAGCGGCATTCCTAAAAGAGAACGCCAATCCTAAAGCCCCCAAGTACGCTGGACCCCTCAACGTGGACGGCAAAGAATATGAAATCTCCATCTGGGAAAAGACCTCCAAGGCTGGCAAGGCATTCCTCTCCCTAAAGGTGGGGCTTCCTCGCCCCAAGGGGCTCTCTGCCCACAACCAGAGCAAGGCCAACGGCTACGCTCCCCAGAGGGAGGAGGAGATTCCTTTTTAATATGAACACGTTCCAAGCACTCCAAAACCTGTTTCGGGTCTTCATGGCGGCTGATGAGGCAGTCATAAACAAGGTTCACCAGTACCTAGTGGACGAGAAGATCCTCGTTCCGGTTCCTCCATCTGCATCTCCCACGATTGTGCCCCCCATCAACATCACGCCAATCAACGGGGATTCTCTTTCTTGACATGGAAAAGAAATTCTCCAAGAAAGTCACCAACCCAAAGACGGGACGGGAGAAGACCGTGAAGTACGGGCAGAAGGGCTCGACGATTAAGCCTGGAACCAAGAAGGGTGATGCCTATTGTGCGAGGTCTGCAAAGATCAAGGGAGATTGGAAGAGTGATCCCAATTCCCCCAACAATCTTTCTCGCAAGAAATGGAAGTGCCAAGGGAGCAAGTCCCGAAGATCATGAGGCAATAGAGCCGTAGGAGAGCTACGGACGGGGGTATCATGTCCCCCTGTTGAACAGCCCAGAGGGCTAGGAGAGACCCAGCTCCTAGCCCTCTTCATTTTTCATTACAAAACCTTGACACATATTCACAAATGTATAGGATTTGTAACGGAATCATTGCTGGTTGCATTGGAAATATCCGATGGCGGGTCGCTCCCGTAGGGTAGGAAACTACCGCCAGAGATGAGTCCTTGTCCCGTGCCTCTCGACTTTTTCGGTGGCTTGATATGGTTCGCCCAGCGGGACTTCATTTTCTGTCAAGCCTAAAGAAATTTATTTTTTTCTTGAAGCAAATCTCTCGCTGGCGGTAGTTTCATGCCCGTTGGCAATCCCGCCAGCGCAACCAAACAAAAAGCATGAACCTAATGGATAGCATCAACCGCACGGGAGCAGCCCTCCTCACGCGAAAGAACCTAGAGAAGCAAAACCAACTAAATCTTCTTTCAGGAGAAGACGCACTTCTCTGCGAGACAGAAACCCTCACCCGCCGCAAGCTACGAGCATTATATCCCGAGACTTGGGCAGAGCGGATCGCCGCTCTCCCTGACGGGGAGACAAAGAACCGAGCGGCATTTGTCGTCTGGTGGGACTATTTCGGTGGTCGTCAAGTGAGCGAAGCATGGCCCCATCTGAACGAATACCTCTCCCGTTCCGTGGAGGACTTTGAGGCTCCTTCCAATCTCCACACGCTCCCCGCTTCCGAGCAGAAAGAATGGAAAGCCAAAATTGACGCATGGGAGAAGGAGCAGAATTGGAACTTGACTCTCGCTCTTTGCGAACTAGGCTACACCCCTCACATGGCATTCACACGAGTCAAGGGGGAGGAATAAGCATGAAACACGCACATACAGTCTGCGCCTATGATGCCCTCCTGCGCTTCCAGCTAGCGCAAGCACAGAGCCACGGCATGAATGAGATCAAAATCTCCGTAGCCAGGGCCAAGGAACTTCTCCGAGACATTTCTATCCTGAAGAAGAGCATTGATGGGTCCCGTCCTGCTCCCGCTTATTTCTCGCGACTTGATTCCATCTTTGAGGGGGCCGTCTGATGAAACACGCAGACGATCCACTCTATGACCGGAATAAAGAACTTCTTGAACTCCTATGGGCTCAGGAACGCATGAACGAAGACATGAGAGAAGAGATGGTGACTCTCTTGGAACTTCTAAAAACCATTCGCCATCTCAACAGCATGGGCAAAACAAAACAAATAGCAGACTTAATTGAAAACAAACTCAAATAATATGAACAACCTCATTGTCCCTGACGAATTCAAACGCAAAGACCCCTTCAAGCTCCCATTCTCCGCAGATGGAGATCGAGTAGTGGACGCAGAATGCCGTACAATCGTGAGCCTATCCTGTGAGCCGCAGGAGGCCGTAAGGCTCGCCAAGCTGTTCGCAAGCTCAGTGGAGAGCCTTAATCGACTCAACTCCGTTGCTTCCATGCTAGAGGCTTCCCTCAAAGAAAGCCCCGACTTCAAGCACGGTGCTTTGGACGAGGACACGGACAACTGCCTCATCTGCTACATTCAGCACTATGTTAAGGAAGTTCTGTCATGACAGACATAAGCAAGTGCAGTAACTACCATTGCCCCTCTCACCAGCAATGCTGGCGATACCTAGCACCTGGCAACGAGCATTGGCAAGCCTATGCCGCATTCCAGCCGAATGATGGCGATATTAAATGCGAGTATTTTATTGATGCAAAGGAATGGAAGAAATGAGCCCACAGACACCCGACAACGAGGTCGCCTCAACTAAAACAACTATGAACCCACAAGAAATCAACAAACGAATCGCCATCGCCTGCGGGTGGCAAAACAAAGGCAAAGCAAGAACTAACTAACCTGCTTAACAGCATACCAAATACTTAAAATATGAACCCCGACACCAACACACCATTCACGAAATTCCCCAAGATCGCTCGACTCAACCGTCAGGTGATCGTCACCGAAAAGATCGATGGCACCAACGCACAGATTAAGATCACTGAGGACGGCCAGTTCCTCGTCGGATCACGCAATCGTTGGATCACGCCAGAGGACGACAACTTTGGCTTCGCCAATTGGGCGTACGCTTACAAGGATGAGCTAATGAAGCTCGGCGTCGGATCTCACTTCGGCGAGTGGTGGGGTGCAGGCATTCAACGCGGATACGGGCTTACACAAGGCCGCCGATTCTCGCTGTTCAACGTCATCCGCTGGTGCCCTGAAGGACAGGAGCCGAAGCGCATCCCCACCGCCGATCCACGCATCGAAAAGTATCAAGACATCCTCCCAGCTTGCTGTGGCCTTGTGCCAGTGCTAGGTGTAGGGGACTTCATGGAAGCAAATCGCCAGATTGAACGCCTCAAGGTAGAGGGCAGCATGGCCGTACCCGGATACATGAACCCTGAAGGAGTCATAGCATTCCACGTTGCAGGGAATGTGAGCTTCAAGGTCACCATTCAGAAAGACGAAGAACCGAAAGGAAAAACCAAATGAACACCGAAACCACACCAACGCCAAAGACGGATTCCGAAAGAAACAGAGCCTTTTGTAATCTAAGAACCGATTGTGAGGCTTACGCATACATGGCTAACCGCTCCGAAACGCTTGAACGCGCTCTCACCGAGAAAACCAACGAGGTGGAAAAGCTCCGTGAGGAACTGGATCGCCTCAAGCGGGGATGCCAAGGGTCATGCTATGCTTGTGAACCAGTCGGAGAAATGAACCTCAAACTAGAAGCCGAGGTCGCAAGGCTCCGCGAGCTTCTGAACAGAGCGATTGAGATTGCGGAAACGCTATCTGGTGGGGGAAGTCGTGCTTGCCGTGAACTCCACCACGCAAAGAAAGATCGGCATGAAAGCGATGAAGTATGCCCTGTAGAGGAAAGGTTAGAAAAAGCCATTTCCGATCTCGCAAAACTTAAAGCAGAAGCCCAACTCGCCCCATCGCCAGAGGAACCAATGCAATGAATACTAACATTAAGGAAGTTAACGAACACATTAACAATTTGAACAACGAGGTCGCAAGGCTCACCTGCTCACTCTGCGAAAAACAACACGATTACAGCTATGAGGAATGCCTTATCGAAGAGTCTGGAAGAAGCATAGTTGGAGAGTTCAAAGAACTCAACAACGAGGTCGCAAGGCTCCGTGAGCTATTGGCCTCATCCATAGCAATTAACAAAAAGTGGGTGCCTAGAGATTACACAGACCACAAGAAAGTTGAGGATATAGAACAAGAAGCTCAACTCGCCCCCGCGCCAGAGGAACCAGTTATCCAAGAAAATCGGACAACTGAACCCGTGAGCGAGTGCAACAACCCATTCCAAAACCCATCCAAAAGGCCAACCTGTGTAACTTGTGATCGGATAGACAAGATGGTTTGGCATTCAGACACTTTTGAGTGGGTTTGTGAAAACACTCACGATTTAAGATGCCTTGGCCCTGAACCCGCTCCCGAATGGCGAGAGCTTGGTTCTGACGAGGTGATCCAAGAGGGGGATGAGGTTCAGCCGAAGCATCACGACAAGATCAATGGCGAATGGCAAAAGGCTTGGTCATTTGAGTTAGGCGTGAAAGCTGGGCATTTCAAAGCCATGCGATACCGCACCCGCCGCCCGTTGCCAAAAACAAAAGCCGAATGAAACGCTCCACTAAAGAAACCGACCTGTCCCGAGAAATGGAAAAGCGAATCAATGCCTATTCTGAGGGACGAACGAGACCATCCTCACAAGACTACCGAGATAATTGGGGCAAGATTTTTAAGAAAAAAGCTAAATGAAATGAGAAGTAAATACATAAATTACGTTCCGCATAATAACTTTGAACACCGAGAGACCAGGGGAGAGTGTAACGATCAATACGTCATGTTTTTGAGTCGTGACGTGAGTGCAGCCTGTGATCGATTCTTCCGATCCAGGGGGCTGGAACGTCCTCCAACGCTCGGGATCACGCGAAAAAAGCCTGATGAAATCCCTGAATTGTGAAGCGTACGCTGTCGGATCTATTCTTGAATAGAAAATCGCCTGTCCGTTTGGAAGGAGAAGCATTAGAGCGGAAATTTACAGCGATTTTGATAAGGCTGATAATAAAAGACTACATAAAAAGCCTCATGAAATCGCCTATCCGTTTACCGGATCGTGACGATACAATCCCCTAGGGAAAACTAGGGCAAGGAAAAGGGCGGAAGGGGAAATCCCTCCCGCCCTTGTTGGTTTCCTTATGCGTAAATCACATCAAAGCAATCAGGCAAAGGCTTTTCCCCTGGTGAACTTGTCGCCTCTATTGCTTCCCTAACCGATGAAGGTGAAGGCTTCACGCCTATTTCATGCAAATAGTTAGGCATCACAATGGAGAAAGTACGCTTGCCCCATTTTCCAAGCCATACCCCATGAAAGGAGGAATGCGGTTTGATTTTGATTTTTTTCATGCTGGCTCCTCCATGTTCAAGGCTACAGCCTTGCATCTTTCAATCTGGGCTTTAGAAAGCCCCTGGGCTATGTCTTCGGCTAATTGAGCGAAGGCTTCAGCCATGCGGTCAGGGCAATGAATGGCCGACCAAAGGGCTTGAGTGAGGGCTTGTTCTTGTGTCATGTTCTTTTTTCTGTAATGCCAGGATGCCCCTGACAGGCCCGAAGGACTATCCCTCGACGGCTCCGCCCTGCATGGCAAGGCGGAGAGTGTCGGGAGATTAGAGGGCAGACTTCAACAGGGATTCATGAGCTTGCGTGAAACGGTCGGGCCATGCTGGCAACGCTCCATCGTGCGCGGAATGATGCCGAAAGGCACACACCGAACCAAAAGGAGCTTCCCCGCTTTCCTCCATTGTGAAGTACCCAGTGATGGTTTTTCCTTTTATCCGCACGGAAGCGGGAACGGAAAACCATGTTTCGGCACTTTGCGCGAGCCGTGCGGCTCTTACCTTTCCGTCAGAGCAAAGCAACTTGTGACCCGTGCGCGGAAAGAGTCCCCAAGGTGGAACGGTGCGTATGTGTGTTTTTTTCATATTTTTAATCAGTTGGAGATTGCTTCAAAAAATTACATCATCACAGTTTTTCTCACGCTTTACTGACCAACAATGTTCCTTTGCGTATTTTTTCGCCTCCTTTGCAGTATGCCAAACCGGACAAACAGGCGTCGGGGTTGCGTCAGCAGATACTAACGCCCATACTGGCGTGCAATTATACATAATTCTGATAAGCATCGTTTTTTTCATGGTTTTAATTAGTTGCTAAAGAGACAATACAAAACAAAACCGATCCAAGCCTCAACAAATAGGAGGCCCAGAACATTAAAAAAGAGGGATTTCATGG